AAGCAGGAAGTCCTAATACCTCCCATTCTTCCCAAGACCTTACTTGTCCTATACGGGATTCGCAATCTACACATATTTTAGGCGTTCCTACAGATACCCATTGCATCATTACGCTATCCCCATAAACTCTATCTTGTCCGATTCGAGATGCTTGCATAACTGCTGATACAATTCCTCGCTTAATATTATTTCTAAGTCGTCCGAAGATTCTTCCATTTGTTGATAAATCGTTTCGCAAGATTCTAAGTATTTCATCATTTGAGATACCTGCGTTTCTAAGGAGAGCAATTTCTCGCTCAATTTCTGTTGCGAAGATGTCAATAGCAAAGCTGATGCCCAGCGTTGCCCACAAAAGGATGTTCTCATCCTCTTCTTCAAGAGTTTGCGTATTTTGTTCCTCATCAGCCATTACTTTTTAAGTGCCTTTCTTAATTCTTTTCTAAACGCATCAAACGATTTTAATATAGCCCTCTCTGATGGTTGTATAAATGGGCGAGAGGGGAAATGTCCTTTGCTATGCCCTTGATGATGGTATAATCCGTATATATTCATCTCCAAGCCCTCAGAAGTACCTCTTATGCTTCGATGTAATGCCCCTGTTTCAAAAAGTGGTTTACTTCCGCCTGTACCTGCCCTTTTTCTTCTTGCTATTGTAGATTTTTTAAGTGGCGGGCTAACACCCTTATCAATAGCCTCCCTTGCACCAGTAGCAGAACTTCTGGCAGTCCTCTGGCTATGTTTTTCAAGAATTTTTGGTAAATTTTCAGCTAATTTTCCGAAGTCAAAGGTCGTTTTAATCTGTAATTTCACGAGCGAACTTTTCTCCTAAGTCTTTAGCTTTATTGTAACGGGTAATTTGTGACATGATAACATTTTCAGCTATCTTTTCTGCCCACTCAGCAGGATTCTCTATTATAGCCTCCATGCTGTCTTGAGGCAACTCTATATCAAACTTCAGCAGTTCTTTGAGCTGCTTGGCGTGCTTTTTCAAAGATTGAGAGTTTTTGGTTTCTTTGTTTGTTTGAGGCAATGGTTAGCTCCGCTTGTTCTTGTGTTAAGTCGTTATTATATTCCATTAGAAGCCCAACTTCATCTACTAAATTAAGCTCTAATCTGTGCTTATCCCAAAGTATTTGATCCTGCACCGTTTTAGGATATTCTGGCTCTTTAAAGTCCAGCCCTAAATCCTCTGGCAGAGTTACGTTAAAGCTGGATGCTATGCTTTTCTCTACTCTGTAGAAATCCTCCTCATACATTTTCCAAAGAGCCAGATCATCTTGGTAATCCTCCGTCCTCTCCAAATCTTTAATCATCATAGATATTCCAGATGGAACTTCGCCGCCCTGCTCTGCCCAAGTAACCCAAAGGTGGTTATTCTGTGCTACAAGTTCCACCAAAAACTTAATATTATCAATAACACCCTCTACGCTCCCCTGTGGTGCTACAATATTATAAGTTGCACCCTCTGGAAGCTCCAAAGTAACATCTGAACCAGTTCTCTGGTTATTACCCATCTCAGCGCCCGTCATAACAGGTTGCCCGAACATCTGAAACCGAAGTCCAAGCTGCATCTCAGTCATGGCGATATTAATATGTTCATTAGTGTTAATTAGATCGTTCGCACCCTCAACATAAAAATCATCAGTTTGATTTTCCCGATGCGTAAACACAAATGGCAGAGTTCCATAATCGTGAGGAATTTCATTTAAAGCAATACCATCTTCATCCATGTGAACATACTTATCTGCATCCCAATACGCATATTGCATTTTTTCCACTTGTGAGGTATCCCTAACTGGTTGCATCATCGGATAAGTGATGGCAGATGGAACGAAGGGATCGTCTTCAAAGAACACATGAAAAAAGTAGATTGGACGATAATCGAAATAAGGAGTTTCCCCCTCGTTCCATACAACTCTGGTAGCAATAGTACCACAAAGGCGTGTCATCCGCTCAACGTGCTTCATTCGTGCTGATTTAAGCACGGTTAGCTCATCGTACTTGTCATTCACGTTACGGTTCGCACCGATTGTGTAAATTCTGCTCATTTTGTTGATAAATTTGCGTGTAATATTAGTTTCAACAAGTGGGATTTCGTTAAATATGGCAGATGAAAACATTTTTCTTATATAATTAGCCGTATCGTTGCCGTTGTAATAATCAAGAAGTTTTTCAATATGCCTTTCACGTTTTTTGGCATTAATCAGCTTCAGTTCCTTAATTGATTCCTGTATTAAATCTATCATCGTTTAATTATTTTCACCTCTCTATTTTTTATAGGAAATTTGTTAATAAAAAAATATCGCACCATATCACAGCCGTGATCGTGATACCCATCTTTTAAACTCTCTGGCTTTAGATCGCCTGTACTCTCAGGATAACGCAAACTTTCCAAATCCTCCTGAATGCCACCACAATGTTCATCTATATGAAACCTGCGAGAACCATCTGCACTTTCTATAAAGCTACGAACATGGCTTTCACCTGATGGCTTATTGCGGGATGTTTTATCCCTTATTGATTTTACTATTATTCCACTCCTGCGAAATATCTCAATATCGCCAAGCCCAGATTGTCCCTGTGCCTGTGAACCTGCTGGATCACCGAAATATTCCATTACATTGTACTTTTTAGCCTTAATAAGCTCAATTAGCGTATCCGTTTTAATATTCTCCTCGTGGATGATCTCATCTATCATATTTATGTGTTCAATCCCACCCACTTTGTAAACCTGAAACCAACCAACAGCAGGCATACGATACCCGAAATCAATAGCACAATAAGTAGGAAAATTAGAGTTATACCCATACTTGCCAACATCAAGATTCCTATCAAAAGGATATACCCTGCCTGCGAAACTTGTGAATTTAGCACCATATTCTTGATCGAACACCTCCTTGCTCATATTTCGTTTACGTTCAACAATTACAGAGTTTTTTAAACCCTCTGGGTAAGAATGATGGTTCTCCCACGCTGGGGCAGTATGCGATTCCCACATATCATCGGTTTTACCGAGGAGGTATTTATCATATACCCAATTAAAGCCCTGTGGCGTTGTTATGAAGATAGCCTTACCATTTCTCCTACCAACAGCGGGAGATATGTACATATCCCAAATATCCTGCTTCATTTTCGCAGCTTCATCTAAAACCACCAGATCATACTCATCTCCAACGAGCGAATCTGGATTATCAGCCGATAAACCCTCTATTGAGCTTCCCCACTTAAAGCGAACATACTGATCTTTCTCAGATGATTTAGTAACGCTACTTTTATTCGGTATTACCATTGTTCTCCAAATTTCATCAAATAGCAATTTGGACTTTTTATATGATAGCCCCACAAGAGCAACTTTCTTATCCGGCATAGAAGCCACGAAGGATGCTTCCTTAGCCGATGCAAAAGTTTTTCCATAACCTCTTCCGCATACGATAACAAAAAAACGAGAGCTTTTTTTCTTTGGGAAATGTAGCATGGATTGTCCTTTGTGGGGCGTATAGCCCATGAACTCAAACCACTCCCGTTTATATGTCATGAGATTCTTATTCAAATGTTAAGGTATTTTAAAGTTTAACTTTAAGTTTTTAAGAAAAGTATTGTAAATACTTGCATTTTAAAACCTCACTAATTTAAGTTAAGGCATCCGAATTGTGCAAGAAAATGTGAATAATGTGTGGATAACTTGTGCATAATTAAAGAAGGAGGGCAGTATGTCCGAAGAGAAAGTACAAGAAACAGTACAAGAAAACCTTGATATTAAGGTAGAGAGTAAACCTGAAACTGCCGATTCTGGTTTATTGCAGGAAGTAATGGCTAAAAAGGCTACAATTAAAGAATTGCAGGCTAAATTAGGCGAATATGAAACTGCACAGGAAAAAGCAAGGCAAAAACAATTATCAGAAGATGGAAAAAAAGATGAACTCATTTCTGAACTTAATTCCAAAGTTGAGAAATTGGAAGGCGAATATACTCGGCTTTCAAAGTATGAGGATGATGAGAAAACTAACCTTATCGCATCTATAGCTTCTGATGAGGCTGAAGCAGGAGAGCTTGAAAAGGAAAGCCTTTCTACTCTTCGGCTATT